AGAGACCCGCCAGAGGCGGGTGAACATCCAGGCCCCTGGCCCGTAGTGGTGGGGGAAGAGCCGACGGTCGACAGCCGGCGTCTGAGCTGAGGTAGGGAGTCATGATCCCGAACCTGAGCCCAGGGGCCGGCTCGTCTTTGGCCTAGGAGAAGTGACATGAACCAACTGCCAGCACAGACCGAGAGTGCCGTCAGCGACGCGAACCGCGGGGCGATGACGATGGCATCCATGATCGAAAAGTGCCAGATCCAGTGGGTACCCATCGATTCCGTCTATCTGAACCCAGAAAACCCCCGCCACAACGAACCTGCGGTCGAAGCCGTGATGGCCTCCATCGCCCGCTTCGGCTTCCGGGTGCCGATCGTGGTGAACCGCCGCACCGGCCTGATCGAGGCCGGCAATACCCGTTGGAAGGCCGCTCAGCGCATGGGCCTGGCGGAAGTGCCGGTGATCTTTGCCGATGACGATGAGATCACCGCGTTGGCATTCGCCCTCGCCGACAACAGAACCGCCGAGATCGCCACCTGGGATGAACCGGCTCTTGCGGGCCTGCTGCAGCGACTGGACGCGGAAGGCGAGCTCTCCGCCAGCGCTTTCAGTGACGATGACTTGGGCAGCCTCATCGCCAAGCTGGAGATGGAGGAGAAGCGGGGCCGGGAAGAGACCTTCGACGCCGATCGGGCAATGGCGGAGGCGGAGCAGCAGGCAGCCACCCGTGTGCAGCCCGGCGAACTCTGGCAACTGGGCCGTCACCGTCTGCTGTGCGGCGATGCCACCGATCCCGCGAATTGGGCCCGCCTCATGGCGGGAGAGACTGCCCACGCCATCATCACCGATCCGCCCTACGCCATCAACTATCTCGGCGGCCGCGCGGCGCAGGAAGAGCGCATCGGCGCCAAGCGCCGCGGTGCCGAGGGACAGGAAGGCGACGCCTACTGGGATGACCTCACCGACAGTGAGTACCGCGCGCTGCTCACCGGCAGCCTGGGTCTGGCGCATCAGCACTCCGACGACAAGGCGCCGCTCTACCTGTGGTTCGCCAGCTCCCACCTACGGGATGTGCTCGACTGCATGGCCGAGACCGGCTGGCAGGAGCGCAACCCCCTCGTGTGGGTGAAGAACAATGGCGCGGGCGCGCTCTTCGCCCAGTACAAGCACTGGTACGAGCCAGTCTTCTACGCGCACAAGAGAGGCCAGGCCCCTCGCTGGCACGGACCGACGAATGAACGCACGGTGTGGGAGCACGACAAGCCAGTGGTGAACGACCTCCATCCCACCATGAAGCCACTGGCACTGATCGAGCGCAGCATTCAGAACGCCACCGAACTGGGCCAGCTGGTGGTTGATCCCTTCCTGGGATCGGGCACCGCGATTACCGCCGCCGAGCGCACCGGCCGAAAGTGCTATGGCTTCGACCTGGATGCGCGTTACTGCGACGTGATGCTGCAGCGGTGGGAGTCCTTCACCGGGCAGGAGGCCGTACGTGTCGAGTGAGATCGCGACGGCCCCTCACGATGTCGCCACTGAGTGGATACGTGTCTGGGGTTACGAGGTGTCCGCCTATCAGCGCGAGGGTTGGCGGCTCAGTCATGTACGCCGGGGGTTCCCTTCCGAAGTGCTGCTGGGAGCGGACTACATAGATTGCCTGATGACGAGGGAGGTGCACCATGGATGAATGTGAGGAGCAGACCAAACACCCCGGGGGCCGGCCCCGCCTTGAGTTCGACCTGCGCCAGGTGGAGGAACTCGGCAAGATCCAGAGCACCCAGGCGGAACTGGCGGCGGTGCTGGGCTGCAGCGTCGACACCGTGAAGGATCGCCTGAAGTGCGACCCGGAGTTTTCCGCTGCCTATATAAAGGGACTGGAGAGCGGAAAAGCCAGCCTCCGCCGCCTCCAGTGGAAAGCCGCTCTGGGGGGCAACATCACCATGCAAATCTGGCTGGGCAAGCAGTACTTGGCCCAGTCCGATCGCCAGTCCACGCTGCTGGGACAGGACCCGGAGGGCGACCCGGTGGCGTTTGTCATCGACGCCAGGCCGGGGCAGCGGGGAGAGGAGCCGACGTCATGATCGGCGCCGCCAAGAAACCGGACCAGGTATGGTGGGAGAAGTGGGTGGGCTGGACGCCCCGGCAGCAGCAGGCGGAGGCGGCCTACCGGGAGCATCGGCATACCCTCTATGGAGGCGCCGCCGGCGGGGGGAAGTCCTACTGGCTGCGGTGGGCGCCGGTGGGGGATCTGATCAAGTGGTTTCTGCTCTACGGCCTGCGGCACGTGCGAGTGGCACTGTTCTGTGAGAGCTACCCCGCCCTCCACGACCGCCATGTCACCCGGCTGCAGGTGGAAGTGCCGCCTTCCCTGGGCAAATACCACGAGCAAACCCACGAGCTCCGCCTCCACCCCCGCTACGGCAGCGGCGTGCTCTGCCTGCGCAACCTGGACGACCCCAGCAAGTATCTCTCCGCCGAGTTCGCCAGCGTCGCCTTCGATGAGCTCACTCAGGTACAGGAGCAGCAGTACGACTTCATCCAGACCCGCATCCGCTGGCCGGGGCTGCCCAGCGCCGAGTATGGCACGCGATCGGGCACCAACCCCGGAGGCCCCGGCCACGGGTGGGTGCGCCGGCGCTGGCTCGACCGCGTCTTCATGGAGAACGAGCGGGAGGCGGACTACGCCTTCGTCCCCGCCCGCGCCTCCGACAATCCCCACCTGCCGGCCGGCTACCATGCCAGCCTGGATCACCTCCCGGAGACCATGCGAGCGGCCTATCGGGATGGCTCCTGGGAGCAGTTCGAAGGCCAGGTGTTCCGGGAGTGGAACCCCTCGGTGCATGTGGTCAAGCCGTTCGACATTTCCCCGCAGTGGCCGCGCTTCCGGGCGGTGGATTACGGCTTCGCGGCTCCTTCGGCGGTGGGATGGTTTGCGCAAGATGCCGCCGACCCCCGGCGGGTGTATCTCTACCGGGAGCTCTATGAACGCGGCAAGGGGCCGGCGGAGCTGGCTGAGGCCATCGCCTCCCTCACCCCGGGCGGGGAGCAGATCGTCTCCACCATCGCCGACCCCTCCCTGTTTCGCAAGAACGAGCAGACCCGGCGCACCAATGCCGAGGAGATGGGCCGCAACGGGGTGCACTGCCGGCCCGGCCACAACGACCGGCTGAGTGGATGGCGGAGGCTGCACGATTACCTACGGGTGGAGGGGGAAGGGCCGTTCCTGAAGGTGTTCACCATCTGCCCCCACACCATCCGCACACTGCCGGCTCTGGTCTACTCCAAGACCCGCTCGGAGGATGTGGACACCCAGGCTGAAGATCACTGCGCGGACATGATCCGCTACTTTCTGATGAGCCGGGAGAGCATGAAGGTGACCACGCCGCTGCCGGACGAGGAAGTGCCCGATCCCCGGCCGGCGCGCTCCTGGGACAGAATCGTGGAGGAGTGGGAGCGCGACCTGCAAGAAGAGCTGGCCGCGATGGGATACTACGATCCTGGATTCTACCCGGACTTCTGATAGTCATTCCGGCGCCCTGCGCGATCATATGCGGGGAGAGAACGATGCGACACACTGAGGGCTTGAGCGTGAAGAAGGAGAAGGGATAGCATGCCTCCTCGGCCGCCGCGCATCACACCGCCCAGCCTGCCGCATCCCCGGCCCGAAACGAAGCTCCAGGAGTGGGAGAACCTGGACGCGCTCCGCTCGCACCTGGGCAATGCCATGTCGCTCCAGGACGCGAACCGGGGGCGCATCGACGTCTACCTTGATCGGGACAGCCTGACGCTCTACGCGCGCCCGCAAAAAGAGTGGGTTCCGCTGAACCTGGGCGGTGGGCAGAACGTCAATGTGCTGACCCAGAGTATCGTGGGGGGCACAGGTGGAGGCGGCCGGGGCGGGGTGACTGTCCACAACTACCTCGCGGGTTTGCAGGGCGGCGCCTGGTGGCTGAGTCCGGGCGCGCATGGCGAGTACTACCACTTCCAGCAGCAGGCGCATCGGGAACTCGCCAACTGGTGGGACAAGGGCGTCTCGATGCAAGACTACCGGGGGATGCTGGCCGGGTACGCCCAGCATATCGAAGTCGAGAAGGCGGCGACGGGAGCGGACGGCACCCTTGTGTGGCTGCATAATCCTTCGTCTGCCAGCACCGCTCTGGCGGCGATGGTCATCGAAAACGATGTCCCCAACAGCACCCTCGCGCTGGTGCAGTTCGGCCATGGCTACACCAGCCTGCCGGAGTTCACAAACTACTCCGCCATCTACTCGGGGTCACTTTCGTCAGCACTGATGCTGGGCGCGCTGGGTCCGGCAGCCAATGTCGAGTTCTGGCTCTACGACAGCGGATATGCCGGCGACCACTGGCGTCATGTGGTGGACGTACAGCGGGGCGGTGTGATTCCTGCCGCGCTCGATACCTACGTGATGGGCACGGAACCCAACCGCTGGGCTGATGGTTCCTTCAAGCAGCTTCACATCGGCGGCAACATCCTCACCATGACGGGCGCAGCGGCGCTCAATCAGAATCTGCTGACTTCATCCAGTCCGACCTTCGCCAGTCTGACGATCTCGGGCGGGGCTTTGGTCTACAGCCCTGCGACGGCGAACTACTTGAGGACCGGTACCGTCGATGGCTCGGATAATGCCACGATATACGTAGTTGGTGCTGGAGCAATGGGTGCCGGAAGAGGGGCGATGATCTATGTCTCTGGCAACGACTACACAGCCAGCTACCAGGGTGGCGTTGGCATCTATGCTGGTGCTCCGGGGACGACGGGACTTTATGATGGGATGATCCTGTTCGGACCGAACTACACCCTCTCCTGGCAGATGGACAGATCGGGAAACTTCGTTCCCGTCGGTTCCCGGACCATCGGGTCATCTGCCGTCTACGTAGCGGATGCCTATATCTCCCGCACCTACCTGAACGCGACCGCCTACCTGGATGGTGCGACTGCGGGGACGACGCTCAACTTCGCCCCCATCTTCGAGACCTACTACAACGCCGGCGATGCACGCCTCATCATCTCTCCCGACGGCGCTCAAGGGCGACGTTCCGTGCTCTCGCTGTATGCCAACTTCACAGGGACCGGGGACAACGTAGCTCGTCGGGTGGCTGACATCGTTGGCGGGTACGTGGGCGCCTGGACCGGCGAGTACATTGGCTTCGAGGTGGGCGGATCGAATAACTCGTTCATTGAGACCACGGAGAGGATGCGCCTCACCTCCAGTGGTCTCTCGCTGAGTTCCGGGGTGGCGTTCGTAGGCGAGTACCAGACACAGTCCGGCGCGTGGGCGGCGCCGAGCGGCGGGACGAACGGGCGGATCGTGACGGTGTACAACAGCACCCAGGCCGCCTCAAGGCTCTATGTCTATTCCAATGGTGGCTGGCACTACTCTGCCCTTACGTGAGGTGAATGATGACCTTTGACTCTGCAAATGATGCACAGGTGTTCGCGCTCCAGGCGTTCGCGCAGAACGATGCGAACGTCAGGTCTTTCCTCGATGCACTCGCGGCCGCGGTCCCTACCGACCAGCAGGACGCGATAGTGGCGCTCTACATGACGCCCGCGCAGACGCAGGTGCAGGACGCCCTCAATGCGCTCGCGACGCAGGCGCAGGCGCTCGGGATAGACGCGGTGGCTGAGGTGACGAACGTGGTGAACGCGATCAACGCCAAGAACGCTGCGCAGCCCGCGCAACCGGCGACCACACAGGAGACAACACCATGACCGCCCCTGAAGAGAGGAAGGTCTTCCTCACCATCGCCACGCCCTTCTCGGCAAGGCTCTACTGCCTCGACGCGTGGCTGGCAGCGCTCGACGCGCAGACCATCGACAAGAGCGAGTGCGCGTTCCTGTGGTTGGTCAACACCGCCGACGCGGACTTCATCACGCGCATTCAGGCCGAGGCCGAGAAGCGCCGCGCCGAGTGGGCCGAGGTCACGGTCGTGGTTGACCCCACCCTCGTGACGGCAGAGACGAAGAGCGCGATAGGCAAGGACGCGCAGGTTGCCTACTGCTGGCAGCAGATCAGGAAGCTCGTGCAGACGCCTTATGTCTGGTGCTTGGAATCGGACGTGCTGCCCGATCCGAAGGCGGGGGTGCTGCTGTACAACACCTTGCAGTACAACGCTCAGTACGGCGCGGCCTCGGCTGCGGTCCCCTACCGGCACTACGACAGCCTGCACGTGGGGGTGATGGCCTGGGACATTACGCCCCCTGATAGCAAGCCAGCACCCTTGCCGGGGATGTCCGCAGGCCAGGGCTGGTCAGTTCGCTACCATCAGCCGCGGCGATCCTGGGGTATGGACGCGGTGGACGGAACCGGACTCGCCTGCCTGATGGTGCGCCGACAGGTGTTCCTCGATACCCCCCTCGGCTCGTCCCGGATGCCTCATCTGGGATTCGACCAGTCCTTCTGCGTGGATATGCGAAGCCAGGGCTGGCAGATCGCGCTGGTGTGGGACGTGCAGTGCGAGCACTACCAGGAACTGCCCTCCGGCGAACAGGTGCGTACCGCGGT